TGATGGATGCTTTCGTTGCCTACAAGTTAAACAAAGAAGCCTTTGATTAAGGAGATTTCATATGACTAAAGCTGCAGTTACTAAGAATTATGTAGTTAAGGGCGGCGAAGAGTGGGTTGTCGGTGGAAAGCTTACCATTCTCGAAGGGGCTCAGGTTACTGGTCTCGAGGGTGGTTCCGCTACTGTTCCTAAGGCTGCTAGTATGCCCGCTCTATCCGGTAGTGCCGAACTTTCTGATGTTATTACCGCATACAACAACCTTGTGTCTGCCCTTAAAACCGCAGGACTGATGAGTACGACGTAATATATAGGAGGACTTGTCCATGCCCTCATTTATAGATTCGTTTAAAAAACGATGGAATGTTTTCCTCGGAAGAAGTCTCAACGAGAAATATGAGGATCGCGGACGAGAGACCTTCTATAGACCCGATACATCTTCCGTTTGGAGAACAGCCGAAAAATCTCTGGTAAACACTATCTACAACCGTATTGCCGTTGATGTGGCATCCGTTGATATTGAGCATGTTAAAGTTGATGAGGAAGGACGATATTTAGAGACGATTCCTAGCAAGTTTAATGATTGCTTAAATTTCAGTGCCAATATTGATCAAACTGGCCGTGCGTTTATTCAAGATGTTGTAATGAGTATGTTTGATGAAGGATATGTAGCGATTGTTATTACAGATGCAACCGCAGACCCAAACACGACTCAAAGTTTCGACATCTTGTCTTTGCGTGTGGGTAGAATTACCGGATGGTACCCAGAGCATGTAAAAGTCGAAGTTTATAACGAAAAGAAAGGAGTCAAGATCGAGAAAGTATTCCCTAAAACGATTACTGCGATAATTGAAAATCCGTTCTATGATATTATGAACCGACCAAACTCTACTCTGAAACGACTTAAATCAATCTTAAATGATCTTGATGCGTTAAACAATTATGCCGCTTCTGGTAAACTTGATATGTTGATTCAGTTACCATATTCGCTAAAGACAGAGTCTCAGCAGAAGCAAGCAATAATGCGTAGACAGGATCTTGAGAACCAAGTACGTAACTCTGAATTTGGTATTGGTTATATTAGCGCTACAGAAAAAGTTATCCCAATTGGAAAGCCTTTGGAAAATAACTTATGGGCACAAGCTAAAGAACTTACTGATATGCTTTATTCGGAGTTGGGATTATCTCCTACAATTTTTGATGGTACTGCCACTTATGATACCATGCAGTATTACAATGAGCGTACCATCAATCCAATTCTAACCGCCATTACCGAAGCCATGAATAGAACATTTATCTCTAGGACCGGAAGAACTCAAGGTCAGAGAGTAATGTTCTTTAAAGATCCTCTTAAATTTATTCCTATGGATCAGATTGCAAACTTGTCAGATAGGCTTAGTAGAAACAGGATTGTTACTGCTAATGAATTTAGAGGAGCTCTTGGATTTAAGCCAAGTCAAGATCCACGTGCTGATGAGCTTAGAAATCCGAATCTATATCCTACAGAATATGATGAAGAGGCTCGTGCACAAATGGAAGGCGGCGGTTATGAAGAGATGCCACCAGAAGAGGGGGTTGAAGAGTATCCCGAAGGAGTACCGCAACAATAATAAACAGAGGTGAATTCAAAATGCGACAGAAACCGACTGGTTATGACTTCTCCGGCTGGGTAACAAAGAATGATATCCTCTGCACCGATGGACGAACTATTAGAAAAGATGCTTTTGCGCATATGGATGGTGCTGAAGTTCCAATGGTATGGAATCATAAGCACGATTCTCCACTTACTGTGCTTGGGTATTTTCTTTTAGAGAATAGGCCACAAGGTGTATATGGATATGGGTATTTTAATAATACAGATGCCGCCGCAGCAGCTAAAGACCTGATTTTGCATGGCGATATAAATGCGCTTTCTATCTGTGCCAATCACGTTACTCAACGTGGTGGAGATGTTCTCCATGGGCAGATTAAGGAAGTTAGTTTGGTTTTCTCGCCTGCCAATAAAGGAGCTTATATCGACTTCGTTATGAACCATAGCGATACCGATGAAGGCGAACTTTACATCTACAATTATGAACCCGATTTTGAGTTCTGTCATTCAGATGACACTGGTACCGATAATGAAGACGAGGTAGATAATATGGAATATACTTTTAATCATGCCTCCGACGAAAGCGTTGATATTGAAGATCTTGCTAATAGCCTGACTGATGAACAAAAAGCAATTGTTCTTCAGATTCTTAGCGAGAGTTATGGACTGTCCCTACAGCATGCCAATGACGATCTTGGCGAGTTAAGGGCGATTATCAATCAGCTTTCTAAGGATGAGCGTGACGCACTCTTTTATATTCTTACAAAAGACGTTGATTTCGAGCATGATGATGAAGATGTCGATTACATTTATCATGGCGATGCCGATATTACAAGGGAAGAAATGCTTGGCACTCTTATGACTCTTAACGAGGACCAGTTGAATGCCGTGTATATGCTTGTCGGCGAAATGATGAACGATAGCGATGACATTCAGCATGCTGACGAAGGTCTTAGTGAACTTTATGGTGGTGCTAGGATCACGTGTGAATCCGTTCTTAATACTCTAGAGCCAAGACAGAGAGAATGTGTTGGTGCATTTATTGATTTTGTTATCGACAATCAGAGTGAAATCCAGCATAGCGATGAAGTTCAGGCAGCTATGTATGGCTCTGATGATTATTATGATGGTAACGAATACTTCGAGCAAGGAGATGATAGTATGAAATACAATGCGTTTGAGGGCGGCGCGGCCAATTCCGAAGGGGTTTCCTTCACTGCCGACGACCTTGCCCCAATCTTTGATGATGGTAAGAGGTTTGGTAGCTTAAAGGAGAGCTTTATTGCTCATTCTGCGGAATATGGTATCGACAACATTGATTTCCTTTTCCCGGATGCTCAGACAATCGAAAACCGCCCTCAGTTTATCTCGAGGGATATGGACTGGGTGAAGTCCGTTCTTAATGGCGTACGTCACACCAAGTTCTCTCGTGTTAAGTCTATCTATGCAAATATTACCGAAGATGAAGCCCGTGCAAGAGGTTATATCAAGGGTAAGAGGAAGAAGGAAGAGGTCTTTAAGCTTCTGAAGAGGAGCACCGAGCCTCAGACTATCTACAAGAAACAGAAGTTCGATAAGGATGATATCCGCGACATCACCACGTTTGACGTTGTAGCATGGGTTAAGGCTGAGATGCGTACCATGCTGGATGAGGAAATTGCTCGTGCAATCCTTATTGGTGATGGTAGGTCCATCAATGATGACGATCATATCCGCGAAGACGCTATTCGTCCGATTTGGCTGGATGATGAGCTCTTCACCATTAAGTATAACATCCTTCATACCGCTGGTGCTGAGATGGCTGTAGACTTTATCCGTGCTGCTGTCAAGGCTCGTAAGGAGTATAAGGGTAAGGGTAACCCCAGTCTCTGGACCACCGAAGAGATTCTTACCGAGATGCTGCTGCTTGAGGACGGTATCGGTCATCGTCTCTACAAGTCTGAGCAGGAACTTGCAACCGCTCTTCGTGTAAAGGACATCCATACCGTTCAGGTTATGGAAGGTGCTACTCGTGCAGAAGGTGCGACCTCTCTGTTCGGTATCATCGGCAACCTTGAGGACTACAACGTTGGTGCCGACAATGGTGCTGCTGTTGAGATGTTCAACGATTTTGACATCGACTACAACCAGGAGAAGTACCTGATTGAGACCCGTATCTCTGGTGCTATCGTTACTCCATACAGCTTTATCGCTATCGAGCATACTGATGGTGCTGCAGAAGGTGTCATCACCACTGGTACCAATCCGACCATGACTCCTCAGAGCCTGTAAGGTGAATTCAAAATGCGCTGGTTTGGAAAAATAGGCTTCGGAATGGAAGTCGATAAAGGTTATGGTACTTGGGAACCTGAAATAACCGAACGTTCATATTATGGATTTCTTACGAGAAGTTCTCAAAGGAACCAATACGAACAAACGTCTACCAATGCGGAAATCACTTTGACCAATGAACTACAAATCGTTGCCGACAAGTGGGCTCTTACGCATATTCACGACATGGTATACGCCGAAATAGCTGGCGCTAAATGGAATATTATAGCAGTAGAAGAACACTACCCTGAGTTGTATCTATCTATTGGAGGCGTATATCATGAGTAGACGTAATGAGTTAGATGACAAATTGAAAGAGTTTTTAGGGAGCGATGCGGTGTACTTTAATCCTCCTACGGGTTTCAAGATAAAACAATATCCCTGCATTGTTTACAATCGAGAACGTATGGAAGTTAATTATGCCGACGACAATCCCTATCTACTCTTTCAGCCATATTCCATCACATTAATATGTAAATCTGTCGATGAAGGAGAACCGTGGCGCGATCCAGATTCCGATGACGCTCTTTATCGAAAATTCCAAAAGTCATTTAGGAAATGTTCTCATGATCGGCATTTTATATCTGATGGCTTATCACACGATGTTTTTAGACTTTGGTATTAACATGGAGGTATATCTATGCGTTTGACTTGGGATGGCACTGGCGAAAGGTTATGGGAATCTGGTATTCGCAAGTGTGTTATGTACCCTATCAATAAGACTTCCCAGACTTATCCGATTGGTTATGCTTGGAATGGTGTAACTGGTATTACCGAGGGTTCCAATGGTGGTGACCCCAATAAGATCTATGCTGATGATATCCCGTATGCGGTTGTTCGTTCTGTAGAAGAGTTCACCGCTACGATTACCGCCTACACTTATCCGCTTGAGTTCGCGAAGTGTGACGGTTCTGCTGTTGCTGCTAATGGCGGTCTTGTAATGGGCCAGCAGCCTCGTAAGATGTTTGGTCTTTGCTACAGGACCATTCTTGGTAATGATGTTCTTGGTGAAGAGTATGGTTATAAGCTGCATCTGGTTTATGGGTGTACTGCATCCCCGTCTGACAGGGATTATCAGACCACCAATGATTCTCCTGAGCTGATCGAGTTTAGCTGGGAAATCGATACTCTGCCGGTTGATCCCGCTATCGAAGGCCAAAACTTCAAGCCGGTATCTCGAATCATTGTTGACTCTGTAGAGATTACTAAGGCTGTTGGTGCTGCTAAGCTTAAGGCCCTCGAGGATGTGCTGTATGGTACCAACGCTACTACTGGCGACAATCCTACTCCTGGCACGGATGCTCGTTTGCCGCTGCCCGATGAAGTATCCACCATTCTTGGTGTATCTTGGGATGACTGATAATTAAATTTTAAAGGAGGCACAATCATGCTTAAGAAGCGAATTACGTTTACCGACTATGATGGCAACGAGAGGTCTGAAGAGTTTTACTTCAACCTCAATGAAATGGAACTTACGAAGATGAATCTTAATGCCGACGGCGGCAGCCTGGATAAGATTCTTCAGAAGATCATTGACACTAAGGATATTAAGGAAGTTATCAAGCTCTTCGAGATGATCATCCTTACTGCCTATGGTGAGAAATCCATGGATGGTCGTACGTTCATTAAGAATGATGAAGTACGTGCTAAGTTCACTTCTTCCGAAGCTTATAATGTTCTGTTCATGGAGCTTATCGGCGATTCTAAGAAGGCCAGTGAGTTTGTCCGTGGCATTGTCCCGAAGGATCTTGCAATGGCAGCAGCTGCTCGTGAGGCTGAGCGTGCAAAAATGGTAGAACAGCCTAAGGAAGGAACTATTATCGAGGGCGCTTTCATCGAAACTTCTGTTGAGTAATCGTTTTATATTTTTATGAAGGGAGGTTAGTCAATGCTAACTATCAATACGGAAGCACAGCACCTTGAGTTATGGAATGAAAAGAATAACACATTTGATGTTTATGACATTAAAGCGGCTGAGTTAAAGATGGAGCATTCGCTAATCTCCCTTGCTAAATGGGAATCAAAGTGGAAGATTTCTTTCCTATATAATTTAGAGAAAAGAACTCTGACCATGGAACAATTAGATGACTATTATACGTGTATGCTTTTGAAACCAATTGACGATCCAAACATTATTAAATACATGTCACTTGATAAAAAACAAGAAATATTAACTTACATTGGCGATTCAATGTCAGCATACAAACCACCAAAACAACCGCCACAACCAGGTGCTCCACGAAAGAAAAAGACAGAGATAATTACTGCTGAAGATATTTACTATTGGCTAGTAGATTTCGGTATAGATTTTCAAACTCAAAAATGGCATTTAAATAGACTTATTGCATTGGTTCAGAAATGTCAGGATAAGCAAGTTGTTCCTAAGAAAATGAAGAAGCATGATATTCTCGCTTCTAATTATCTCGAAAACGCTAGGAGATTAAAGAAGTACAATACCACGGGGTGAAAATGAGATGGCCGGTATCGAAATTTCGAGAAAAGGAGATTTTTCTACTTCTTTTTTATTTTTAAAAAAAAACAAAAAAATAATTAATAGAATTAGAAAAATTCTTGAACGATATGGAAAAATTGGTGTTCGTGAACTACGCGCCGCTACACCTAAAGATACTGGCAAAACTTCTGAATCTTGGAGCTACCACATCGAAGAGGGTTATCATACCCTAAAACTTGTTTGGACCAATTCAAATGTTAATAAATATGCCAATATTGCGGTGTTAATACAATATGGTCATGCGACCGGAAATGGTGGTTGGGTTGAAGGTGTAGATTATATCAATCCTGCCATGCAACCACTTTTTAAAGAAATTGCAGTAGATTGCTTTGAGGAGGTGACGAAGCTTTGGGATTTATCGACGAACAGGTCGTAAAAATGCGATTTGATAATGACGGATTTGAGAAAGGCGTTTCCGATACAATTTCGTCGTTAGAGAAATTAAACCATAGCGTTGAAAGCTTAGGAAGCGGATCTGCGTCATCTGCTCTACAAGGCATTCAACATTCTTTAGAACAAATAAATTTTACTTCTCTAAATAATGCGATAGATGAAGTAAATTCGCGTTTCTCAACAATGGGAATCGCAGCCGCAAGAGTAATTCAAAATATAACCGATAAAGTCGAAGCTATGGCCGAAAGCCTTGCTAATGCCCTGACTGTTAAATCACTAAAGATCGGTTTTAGTGAATACGAACAGGTTATGGATATTTCCAAGGTTATCATGTATAACACGAGTGCATCCGCCGAAGAGATAAAGGGTGCTGTACGTGATCTTCAGTCATATGCAGATAGAACGATCTTCAATTACAACGACCTAACTGGTGTATTTAGCAACTGGGTAACTATGGCGGGTTCTCTTGAACAATCTGGTGTTAAACTGGAAGAAGCCGTAGAAGGTCTTGCTAATATGATTGCTCTTTCTGGTAAAGGTACAGGAGAGTTCTCAAGAATTGGTCAAGCATCAAGTAAGGTATTCTCTCAGGGTTACATGACCCGTATGACCATGATGCAGTTCATGCGGAACGGAGCCTTGACTAAAGCCTTTAAAGACGCCATCGAACCGGCTGTTAAGAAAGTTGGCGATTACGAAAAGTATCTTCGAGCAATGGCCGCATCTAATGGCGATTTAATGACTGCTACGAGTGTACAAACTGCAAAAAAAGATTCCGACTGGTTTACTGCTGAAGTATTTGCGGAAGTAATGAAAACTTACTCCGACAAATCTACAGACCTTGGCGCTCGTGCATCTGGTGCAGCAGAAACCGTAGCAACGCCATCTCAGTTAGTCTCTGTAACATATGAAGCTATTGCAACTGGTATTTCTCGAATGTTCGAATCTATTTTCGGTGACATGAAGGAAGCACCAGAATTCTTATCGCATTTAAGCTTCTTGCTAAATGGTGATGATAAAATACCAGGCATCCTTTCTGGATTCTTTCTAGATGTTGGTAGTTTCTTTGAAGATTGGCATGACCTTGGTGGTCGAGAAGATACTATACAGGGATTATTTGATGCATTCGAAGGCTTGCGGAATATTGTAGAATCTGTAAAGATTGTCTTTGGCAATTTCTTCCCTGGCATCACCCCCGAAAAGCTTGCTGAGATTAGTGAAGGTTTTGCTAATAATGCTGCGAAATTTAAAGATTGGACGGAAAATCTTAGAGCATCATTTGGAGACTTTACAAGATGGGATTTCTGGTTTGAAGAAAAATTAGAGCAAGTTCCAAAAGAAACAACCATCGATATGGATGAAGATGTAGTTATCGACACGTTTCTTAATAGGGTACAGTCTACGTATGGCGGATTAATTAAAGAATTTATAGACCAATTTAATAATAGTAAATATGTAAAATCTATCAAAGATAATTCGGAAGCTGGATACCATTACACTAAAGATATCTCTGCAATAAAAGCTGCTATTAAGAAATATAATGGTGGTGATAGTTTCGAAAGATTTATGCAGTATTGGACCGGCGTAATAACCGAAGAAGAATTAAATGATATATTCTATGAGAACGGTGTTAAAAACGCAGAGCACTTCGACCAAGTATCTCGAGATACGGCAGAGGTTGCTGCTCTAATCGAAATCTTAAATGAGAACGGCATTGATGGAAATGAACTCCTACAGCAAATTAGAGATGAACTTGCTATAAAGAATACCGAGTATGAAACAAAACGAACTAGAACTCCGCATCATAAAGCACGGGTTATTGAATGGCAAGAGGCTGATTGGCAGCAATCAGATTTTGTCGACGCATTAGAGGGCGTATTTAGTATTTTAGCTGTGATTAGAGATACTGCATCCTCTCTCTACAATGAAGTTATCAAACCAATGATTAGCAGCATTACTTCTGGAATCTTTATGTCTGCTCTGGAAGTGTTAAGCAGTATTGGTGCGCATCTAGTTGAATTTTATCGTCGAATAAAAGATTCTGATATTATTAATAAATTCTTTAAAGGAATTTATAATTTCATTACCGAAAACACTAATCTAGCATCTTTCTTCTCTAGTATTACAGTTACTCTTATCCAGTTGGATAATATTATATGGGATGTAATAAACGGATTTACAGATTTTATGGAAGTAATAGCTCAAAATTCCGTATTCCAAACAGTGATATATTATCTCTCTACAATTTGGAATATTATTAGTCCTTTTATATCCAATAACCTAAAAACTGGTGGAGTAGTAGGAGGGTTCTTAGGCGCACTTAAAGGCGCGTTAACCGGCTTCTTTACCGGCGGTCCTTTAGGGATGATTTTTGGTGCTCTAAAAGGTGGAGCTTCTGGTTTCCTAAAAGGTGGACTGTTTGGGGTTCTTATTGATGTTATTAAATACTTAGAGGCGAATGGACCAAAAGTAAAATATATTCTGTCGCAGGTATTTGGTATTGTAAGCAATTTAGTAGGAAGCTTTACTTCTGGATTGTTCTCTGAATCTGGAATATTTGGTGGAATATCGAATTTCTTCTCTACGTTAAAGAAGACCGTATCGGACATTACAAGTGGCGCAGTAGATCCTCTTGATGCGATTGTGGGATTCTTAAAAAGTGATGCTGTTAAAAACGGCTTAACTACCATACAAGAGAAGCTTAATACATTTGGTGCCTGGCTTGCTGATAAACTTAAGTGGATTAAAGATCATGTAGCGAGTGTATACGATTATATCAAAGAAAAGTGGAACGGATTTGAAGCAAGCAGTCCTGATAACCCAATTGTCAAGTTATTTGAATTTATTGATAACTCTGCGTTCTTTAGCTTCCTAAAATTCTTCAAGGCTTCTGCTGGTGCAATTTTCCAAGTTCTTGGTGCTCTTATTGACGGTTTTGCCGATGGTGGTCTTAGTAAGGCTATTGATAACCTTGACGAAGCAAAAGACGTCGGATGGATGCGTGCGTGGGATTTAACATTCCAGACAATTCACCAGTCTGCAGAAGAATTTAAGAAGGGCGATGCATTCGCTGCAATTAAAGAAGGATTTTATAATTTAGGCAGTGGAATAAGAAGCTTTGTAAGTCTTGTAGGTAATGGCACTATCGGTGGTATTATCTTAGATGTTTTCTCCATGATCGGAAAACTCGGTTCTTCTTTGGTTAATGGTCTATTTGGTGAGACTCAAACCAAACAAGTTGCTGAGAATATGGAAGAGACAGAAAAGACCTATTCCTCAGGCTTAATGGGCATTAAGGAACGTCTAGAAGAGTTCATTAATGGTGAAGGATTTGCTACCCTACAAGAGAAAATCTATAACATTGGCTCTATTATAAATGAAGGTATTGAAAATTTTAAAGTACAGTTTATAGAGCATTTTCCTGGTATTACAGATGCACTTGGTAGACTGGTTGATATTCTTACCGACAGTGCATTCTATAGTGCTATTTCTACATTCAAAGATATTGTCATTGACTTTGTTGTAGCTCTTGTTGAAGGGTTTACTGGAAGCGAGATTAAAAGAGCCGGTGATGATCTTGCCACAACCATTTCTACAATAAATACTGCGCTAACTGGATTTAAAGCAGATGATAAGTATAAGACAATTCTTGACTTTATCAAAGATGTAGGAAAGACTATTAGGAAAATACCAACATACATCGGACATATTGCTAAATATGTTAGTGGGTTATTTGGTAAAGATTCTGTAGGAAACATCATCTTTAGTGGATTAGCTTCAATCTTACTTCCTAAAAATAAGGATACCGAAAATGCTGAAATAACAGAAGAGATGGGTAATGAAGCTCGGGAAGCTGCTGCCGAAGCTGTTAAAGAAGCCACCGAGACCGCTCAGGAAGCTGCTACTGAAGCTGTAGAAGAAGCTGCTAAGAGCGCAGAAAAGACGACGGATGCTGTTGAAAGCGGTGGAATATTAAGTAGTGTTGGAAATTTTATATTAGATTTGTTTGGAACAACAGTACATGCTGGCGAATTGGAAGGCGCGGAAGAAGGTCTGCAAACCGCAAACGATGCTATAAATACAATGGGCAAAACCGCTGATAATGTGAACAATAATACAGATACTGTTAAGAAAGCAAACGTTGGTATCTCAATGTTTGAGAATTTTAGCAAGGGGCTATCAACCTTCCTTAATGTTCTTTCTGGCACATTAACTGGTTTGCTTGCTGGTGGTGGCATAGCTATTTTAATTGGTCTATTAACGGTTGTTCAAGGTTTTGGTACAGTATTTTCTATTTTAGGTAATTACAATTTAGTATTAGTCGCTAAAGTAATAAAAACAGTGGCTCTTGTTCTTGGAGTTGCTTTGCTTGGCATTATTGGCTTGGCAAACACAATGGCTAGTGAAGGCGGAGAAGAGCGTGTCTCTAAAGCAGTGACCTATGTCGAAGGCTTAATTACTATTATTGGTCTTATGGCTACGGTTATCACGGCAATACAGGTATTTGGTACAAAGCCATCACTTGGTCAAACTGTAGCGGCTAATCCATTTACTGCTTTACAAGAATTTGCAAAAGGAATGGCCAAGGCATTTGAGGCGCTTGTTAATAATGTTGGTATATTTGCGGTTGTAACAGGTGTTATTGGCGGCATTATAATGATTATCAATGCGCTTACCAAACTTGCCGGTTTCAGTAGTCTAAAAATAGAAAAAATAACAGACCTTGTTACTAATCTATCATTGATTCTTGGTGGTGTTGCCGTATTACTTGTGCTCATGTCTAAAATGGGTGGTAAAGGCAGTGGTAATGGTACAATACATATACAAGCCGACATGGATCCTGTTATGTATGCCGCACCAATATTAATGGTAGCCGCTTCTATTAAATTAATTATAGATGCCGTATCAGAATTGGTCGGCTTAATGAATAATAAAGACGTTAACCCAGATAGTCTTAAAACGGCCGGTTGGATCGTTGCAGGAATAGCGGCTGGAATGGCTGTAGTAATAGCCGCAATAGCAGCATTAAGTAAAGAAACATCATCTATTGGGATTGGTAACGGTGGTGTTACTGTACAAGGAAAAAGTGGAAATGTATTTAGTGCTGCTGCCGCGATTGTAGCAATTACTTTTGCCATTGGCGGAGTTGTTGATGCTATTGGAAAATTACATGATAAACTTATAAATAAAGAGGGCGTTATAACAGAAGATAAATTAAGTTTTATTGTAGCAAGCGTTGGTATGATAGCATTATTGATGGTGGCTATTGGTCAGGCCATCAAAATGATGGGTGGTACCACTACCGGTCCAACTGACATTAAGTTTGGCGCTTCTGTAGCTATGATTGCTATGGTTGTTGCTATTCAGGGACTTATTGGTGCGATTACTGATCTTGCGAAAACGTTTAAAAAAGATTTAGGAAATGGCGTATCTGTATTAAATATATTAAGTGCTATTGGTACAGTGCTTGGGATGATGTGGGGCGTCTCGGACTCCATAGGAACCATAAAGGATTCCAAAATAAATCTTGGTACCTCTGTAGCTATGATTGCTATGGTTCTCGCCATTAAAGGATTAATTGCAGAAATTACAAATCTAGCTAAATTCTATATGGCAAACGTTAATAGTTTAGGAGAGGCTGTCTCCGCAATTGGTTCGCTGGCAACCGTGCTTATTTCACTTAGCACATTGGCGACAGAAGCCAGTGGTATGAAACTCCAAAAGGGTGAAAAGTCTGGTTTAGGAAATGCTATAACAATGCTTGCCATGGTTGGTGCAGTGCTAGGCATATTATCCATGGTACAAGAAGTTGCAAAAGTTATTGAAGAAGGAAATCTTACATCGTTGATAGAAGGTCTTGCCGCTGTAGAAGGGATACTTTGGTCATTGGCTGCTATTGCGAATTTCCTTAAAGTTACAGAAGTTTCAAAAGATACTAAGACAAGCACAAATATTTTGTCGATTCTTGGTATTGTTGCCGCAGTTACTGCAGCTCTTACATTTCTTAATGCCGACGGCGTTATTGATGATGCAGACAAATCTCTAAAGATAGCCCAAAGTATGGCCGCCATTATCGCTGCACTTGCTGCCGTTACATTCGTTATTCAAAAAGTCTCTCTTATGGGTGGGGACGTTAGCGAAGGCATCGTTGCCATGTGGAAAGTGGCTGGTGGTATAGCCATTCTTATAGTAGCCATTGGCAACATTGGCACTATGGTCGATAATTTCCAGAAAAAAAATGGGCAAAACGGTCTAATTGGCGACGCTATAGGCAATCTTTTTACTAATGTCGGGGAAGGGCTTCTTGTTGCTGCTGGGTTCTTAGGCGATCTTGCTGCGGAATTTAAAAAGCATTCTATGGTCACTGATTCCGAAACAATCAAAAACTCTATGGAAGCTCTTGGCGGTGGTGCTGAAGAATTGAATGCTGCTGTAGAAGCCGTTACACCAGAGAATTTCCTAAAGATTCAAGAAGTCTTAGAAGCGTTTGATGGGTTAACAACCGCCATGATGAATTTTGCAGTAAGTAATGGTGGTGTTTCTATACCAGCAAACATGTTTGAGAATCTTGGTAATGATTTAAAAGCATTTGCACCATTATTTGAAGAGTTCTGTAAATCAATCGCGGCTTTAGATAATACTATCGAAAAGGAGTATGGTATTGAAAGCTTCGGAAGCACTACTTTAAATGATTATGTTGAATTAGTTAAAAGATTATTGTCTGTCGATGCCGGAGATACATTTACTAGTGGATTGTTAGGCAGTACAAAATTTAGCGGTATGAAAAATAGCTTCGATGATATTGCAGAAGGCGTCGGAGCATTCATCGATGGTTGTGAGACCATTCAAACTAAGCTTGACGGTGGAGAAGACGGTAAAGGTAAAAAAGCAGATATTAATGATTTTGACAAATATATTGATTTTATAAATCAAGTAGCCGGAATTAAATTCGAAGAGTATAACGGTACTGGTTGGATGTCTAGTGCTGGAGCCAACTTCGAAACTTTAGGTACCGGGGTTAATACATTCTTGAACTCCATCGAAAAAGTTGAGGTTACCGATGGATTTAATAATGTAATAGCCATTATGGAAAAACTAAGAGATAATTTCGGCGACAAAACCGCCACAAATGTCTATGATAACTTAACACAAATCGGTCAGGGCGCCGGAAACTTCGCTACATCTGTACTCGCTGCTTTCTCTACAGATATAGGCAAGATTGATGACGATTCTCCAGAAGAAAAGATGGAGAAGTTATTAACTCTTACCGAATTCTTTAATAGCTTTGCCTGGGTCATGGAAGCCGGACAGAATCTCAAGAAGAGCGGTAAGAACCTGATTCTTGGTCTACTTGAAGGTATTCTTGAAAAGGTTCCATTAATTGGAATGTCTGGTGAAGAAGTAGCAAAAGCGTTTATTGATGCATTTCATGAAGCGTCGGATGAAAATTCTCCATCTGTAGAGATGTTTACTGCTGGTGTTTATCTTATTTTAGGTCTTGTTAATGGTATAGATGAATCGCTTTCGCTCGTTAAAGAATCTGGTAAGTCAGTATTTGAAAATTTCAAAGAAGCATTCTTTAATGCTGCAAAAGAAAAAGGCATTGTGCCTACAGACTTAACAAAGAATTTAATGGGCAATCAAATTATTTCAATGCTAAAGAATAAAGATTATAAAGGCGTTGCAAATAAGCTTAAGCAATGGCAGCATCTACAAGATCCTATTAAAAATCCAAAAACAACTAAAAAAGAAGAACAAGAAGAGAAAAAAGCAGAAAAGAAAGAAAAGCAAGAAGTAACTAAGACTGTTAATGTAAAGAAAGAATTATCTCCAGAAGAAAAAAAGGTCGCAGATGATATCGATAAAAAATTATCAAAGACAAATGAAACCGTAGAAGAAACCACTAAAGAAACAACAGAAGCTCTTCAAAGCATCGACGATAAAACTACGGATACATCCGAAAAAACTCCTGAAGTAGAAGCGATTGAAGATGTTCAAGCACAATTAAAAGAACAAGAAAAACAATTAGAAGAACTTAATAATGCGGATCTTGATTTACTTAACAACGAAGATTTTAACAAAGCCATGGAAGCTTACGCTACTGAGGCCAACATGGATGCTTATGAATCCTGGTTCCAGCAAGCATTGAATGGTTCTAATGCCGTTGGTGACCAAATCATGGATGCGGTTGGCGGTATGTTTGATGGCTGGAAAGATCCGGATTCCATCATTGGAAGCACCATGGATTCCATTAACGGTTTTATATTTGGTGATGACGACAAGAAGGGACTTATCGGACAGCTTAAAGATGAGTTGGCAGAAGGTATAGTTCATCCTTTAGAAGATCTTCTTAATGCCGGTCTTTCGGAATCTACCATTAACAAATTATTGGAATCTGATTTATTTAATTCGTTCTTTGAAAATTCATTCTTGTCAGATATAACAAATATAGATACATTTAAAAATTTATTATACTCAAGTACTAATATAGAAGACTTACTAAATAATCTTAAAGAACAATTCCCATCTCTAGATTTATCTAGTATCGGTCTTGAAGATCTTTCTAATGAACTTCTGGCCTTCTCCAACGATGCTCACTACATGGGTGGTGCGGATATTGAGAATAATCTTGTAGACCAAATTGACGAGCTGCTTGGTATGCTTGACTCGGAAGGCAACTATATTGGTGATATCAACGGTAGCCTTTCTGGTGTTCGTTCTGAACTATCTAGCATATCTGATGCTCTTGGATCTAATGGCACGGTTACTTCAGCTATTGAAGATGCTGGCGATGCTACAGATGCAACTAAAGCTATAACGAATGCTGTAGAGGAAGCAAAGGTCGATCCGAAAATTACTGAAATGGCCTTCAGAGTCATTCGAGGCGAATTCGGTAATAATCCCGACAGACAAAGGCTTCTCGAAGAGGCTGGATACTCTTATGCAGTAATTCAAAATGAGGTGAATAGGCTTCTTGGTAATGGCTTTAGGTATCAAACAACACAAGAAGACGTCAACAGAACTCTACAGGCCCTTGGTGGAGCTACTCCAAATATAGGAACTCCAGAACAATTAGTAACAGTAACAGAAGAAGCTATTAAAACTGGAATATCAAGATTAGTCGAAGTGATTGATGACAATCAAAACCCTACGATAGAAGATGTTATTGATAAATCTAATTTCTCTGTTGAAAAAGCTTTTGATTTCGCCGTACAGAAGGCTGCAGTAACACTGTCTAAAAAGGGTTATGCAGATTCCGCAACACTAATTCAAATATTAAAATCAGTAAGAGATAAAGATGACTTCGAAAAGAGAGTAGAAGAAGCCGTTAAAAAAGTCGGTAATTATGAACAGTATCAGAAAGCCATGGAAGCTACAAATAACAATATTTATAGAGCAGTTTCCAAATCTCAGGCAGGCGATAATGCAACTTGGTTTACCAAGGATGTTATGGCTGAATTGTTTAGAGGATATGGCTTAAATGAAGATATCATTAATAGAGATATCTTCATTTAAGC